ATTTATAGGCTTTACTGGTGAATGGTGTAAGGGTGTAAACTCTTACCCACTCGCTTCTTTCCTGGACTTTATGGCCTGGGAGAGAGAACAAACAGAGTATCAATTAGATATAGAAACTAATGTAACAGATGAATTACCACTTAGAAGATTAAAGGTTATCCAGTTTGGTAACAGAGACGTCCAATGGGTTATTCAATGGGACTATCTAATCGATGATGCTAAGCAAGCTATAAAGTTTATGTTGGAAGACACAACTAAGCGTAAGTATATCCATAACGCTATGTTTGAGTATACTGTGCTTAGATGTGTTGATATCAAAGTTGAGAACGTAGTATGTACTATGTTGCAAGAGAAGATATTATATACCGGGTTAGAGCAAATTAAAGGTTTCTTTAGTTTAGCTGGGCTCGTTAATCGATATCTAAAGATAGAACTAAGCAAAGAAGAGCAGAAATCATTTGATATTGACTTCTATACTGATGAACAGATAGAGTATGCAGCCCGAGATGTACTATACCTCCAAGACATTGATACAATTCAACAGCAAAAGCTAACAGAGTATAGTTTACTCAAGGTAGCTGAGCTAGAGAATGGTGCAGTGTGTGCTTTTGGGGACATTACATACAATGGCATGCTCTTAGATCAGAAAGCCTGGCGTGAGAACTACGTCTGGGCCAATGATATTGTAAATGATCTCTTTACTAAGCTCACAGACTATGTGAAGACTAATCTACTTAAGCAAGTAACAAGACTAGACTATTATAATGCTGAAGATACTATACTCCTTAACTGGAAGAGTCCTAAGCAACGTAAGCTAATATTTCAACAGTTATATCCTGGGTTGCCTGGTGTAACCAAGGTAATAATTAAGAAATACGCTGATGAGAATAAGGTTGAAGGCTTGTGGGAGTATTTAGAACAAGAGTATGAGTTCTTAGAAGACGAACTTTTGACTAACCATAAACAATTCCTTTTAGATAACGAATTAATGGTTGCTGGAGGTACGCTGACAATTAATTGGGGCTCACCTGCACAAAGGTTGAGACTCTTCAAGACCATATTGCCAGGGCTAGAGAGTACATCAAAAGATGCATTAGCTACAGCTCACCACCCACTAGTAGATATCTACAAAGAATATATTAAAGTCCTCAAGCTTACCACATCGTTTGGTGAGAAGTTTATCCAGGACAATGTAGACGTCGATGGATATGTGCGTACTAACTTCAACCAGATACTTAATACTGGAAGAGTTAGTAGTGCAAAGCCTAACATGCAGCAGATCCCAGCATATAAATTGGTTGGGAACCGGTATCGTAACTGTTTTATAGCTCCGGAAGACTGGAAGTTTGTTAGTAGTGACTTCAATTCGCAAGAGTTGGTAGTTATAGCTACTATATCCAAAGAGAAGGTGTGGTTAGACGCATTACGACGTGGAGAAGATCTTCATAGTATATGTGCAGACTTGGTATTTGCTGAGAAATGGGCAAATGCAGCTGAAGATGGTTGTGCTTACGTAGCGCATAAACAGAAGTGTAAATGTGACGCCCATGGTGTTATGAGGACCACTATCAAGACCATAAACTTTGGTTTAGCATATGGTGCGTCAGCTCATAAGATAGCCACTATCATGCAGATATCTATCGAAGAGGCTGAAGCTACTGTTAAGAAATACTTTGAAGTATTCCCCAAGTTGGAGAACAAACTAACACAATTAGGCGCTTTTGGTATGGTCAAGGGGTATATTATCACTCCACCACCTTATCACAGACGTCGTTGGTTTAAGGAAGGCCCACAAAGTAAAATACTAGTTGGTGAACATTTGAATGGTGACTACAAGTTTAGACTGGGAGTAATTGAAAGGGCGTCGAAGAACATGCCTATTCAAGGAGGATCTGGTGATATGACTAAGTTAGCACTAGTAAAAATGAGAAACCACATAAACCATAACAAACTTAATGCTAAAGTTAAACTAGTTATGCAGGTACATGATCAGATAGATACTATATGTCATAAAGACTATGCTGAAGTATGGCAAAAAGAGATGACAACTATCATGGAAGATGCTGCAAAAGTAGTAATTCCATCTGGTTTACTTACAAGTGAAACTAATATATCAAGCAAATGGGAAAAGTAAGAATTAAACATGGTTCTCTTTTCAGATGTATAAATTGTGGTAAGTTCATGTCTTACAAAGACTTAGATGAAGGCCATAGGGAATATATACCAGAAACAGATTGGACCAACGAAGAGATAAAATTCTCACATAAAAAATGTAAGTGATGAAAGCACTAGCAATAATTTTACTCGCAGTATACTATTTACTGTTCACCGTATGGGTATACTTAAGGTATTACGAATTTATAATCCGAAAGAAAAACAATGCAAGAAGGCCAAAACGAAGTATATACAGATCTGGAAGGTAAACCATCATGTAGTTGTAAACTGGTTGCAGAAAATACAGAGCTGAAAAGAATAGTTAAGTATTTCTATAGTCAGAGAATGATAGATGAGAATGGAGACGAAATATTTCAATTGAAACTACCATTTATGCGTAGAGTTGAAAAAGCTATTGATGTACTAAAAATACGTCATTACCTTATATCTCAATATTCTCCTCAACCTGAGAATATAGATGACTTAGCTGCCCTACTTAATACAGGACGAGCACGCGAAGTACACGCTAAAACTAACCCACATTGGGGAGATGGTCTTTATAGACTAGAAGAGGATACTCTTACAATGATCGCCCACAATTGGGACTCAAATGATTAAACATTACATCTTATGATACTATACCTAACGTTAGCACTAATAATCCTCTTTGCAGGATATGTTGGTATTATAACAGCTAAGTATGGAGTGTTACGCTCTATATCTACCAGCTTTATGGTTTTAAAATGGCATAGAAAGGCATACTGGTTTCGCATATTTATGTTTGCGTGCGGTCTCCTTTTAATAGCTATAGCCATTTTATTTGGTGGTAGTTATTCTTTCCTCTTACATATATCTGGAGGAGGAGCCATAGCCACCGGTATTGCAGCTGTATACACAGACAAGATAACCGGTATTATACACTACATAGCTTCAGGATTGATGCTTGTTAGTGGTATTATATTTTTAGGATTTGTATACTCCTGGGCACCAGCAATTATTATTGCTATGGTTCTTGTAATAGTATACGATAATAAGGGGATCATGCCGCACCCAGTTTATTGGTTTGAAGTGGTTGCATTTGGTATTGTTCTTATTGGTTTACCTTTAGCTACAGTATAATGTCAGCAGGGCAATCAAAACGAGACGCTATACAAGCAGACGCACGGGCTCACTGGCAACAGACAGGCTCCAGAGGTCTGCTTGCTATGGCTACAGGAACCGGAAAGAGTAAGATTGCTGTTGACGTAGTTAAATCTCAGTATGGTCTTAAGATGGCAACATTTAAATGCCTCTTAGTGGTACCTACAGAGAAATTAAGAGACGTTAACTGGAGAAAAGAGTTCGTCAAGTGGAATGCTGGGGACCTCTGGGATATAATAGATCGAGCTTGTTATGCTTCTATTGCTAAAATGAAAGGTGAAACTTACGATTTAGTAATATTAGATGAAGCTCACTACATAACTCTGGCTAACTCAACGTTTTTCAGTGATAATTCAGTGAAAGATATCCTGGCACTGACTGCCACACCACCGGAAGATCCAATAAAGCAACTAATTCTTGATAATATCGCTCCTATTGTGTATATTTACACTTTAGAACAAGCAGTAGAAGATGGTCTCGTTGCTCCCTTTAACATTAATGTAGTTGAAGTGCCTTTAGACAGGCATACTCGTAATATTAAGGCCGGATCCAAGGCAAGTCCCTTCTTTCAAACTGAACAAGCACAGTACGATTACTTATCGACAAGAATAACAAACCTTATTGAAAAAGAAGCTTCAGCTAAAGCACGCCAATTCGCGTATCTCGCTCGTATGCATTTTATCTACAACTTACCCTCTAAGCTCAGCGTAGCAAAGAAGATAATGGAGAGACATATGCAAGGGAGATACTTAGTATTTGCTGGGAACATTGCACAGTCTAAACAGCTGTGTGGTCTACAAGTATTTAACTCCAAAAGCTCAGATAAATATTATAATAAATTTGTTGAGGAGGAAATTAGAATGCTTGGAGTGGTCAAATCTGTAAATGAAGGACATAACATCCCTAATTTAGATATGGCTCTCATAGCTCAAGTAAACTCAAAAGAGCTCGATATTATCCAAAGAATAGGAAGAATAGTGAGATGGAGACCTGGTCATGTGGCCACAATCTATATCGTTGTTGCTTCTCGTACTCAAGATGATGCCTGGGCTGAGCAAGCTCTTCAAGGATTTGATAGCAAGCGAATAACCTATTTAAAAACACACGACTTATGAAATTCTATGTATTATCAGAAACAGTAGCAACTGCTATAATAGATGAAGTTATGCCTATAGAAAAACTTCCTGATGACGTTTTTAAGATGCTATCTTCTGAATATAATCAAGAAGATTTTGAAGGGGCATTCAATGATGCAATACTTCGCCCACAAGATGACTATTTAAGGATATTATGAGTGAAGGTCTAAGTAAGATTCAATTAATTGACTACCTAGAGAAGCATAAGCTAGTAAAGAGTATTAGTGGGGTATTTTACTTAACTGATAAGCTTAAAGCTGTCACTAATGACTTGGGGTCTCCTAAGGCTGCACTGAAGGAATTCTGTGTAGATATCGAGATTCCATTTCAAGTGCCTTCTCCTACCGGGGGCAAGTATACAGTCAAATACGTTACTGATAATATTGGTAAAATGTATATGAAAGTATTAGCCGTGGTAGGAAGAGAGGCGCTGGTTGAAGTCACAAAGAAGTACTATAAAGAAACTGATTACCCCGTAACCATTAAACATTATTTTGAACAGAATGTGTGGGAAACAGCCCTTGAAAACAAAAATGTTAAACCGTTTAGCTTTGAAGATTAATGTCAATATTTGATGGAGCAATGAACCTCATAGCTGAGGGAAGATCCGGAAAGAATATAGGTGTTCCTCTTGAGAACTGTCCTAAACTAACGGAGTATATTTATGGAACCCGAAGGTCTACGTACTATCTAATTGGTGCAGAGACAGGTGTAGGTAAAACTAAATTCGCCAGGGATCAACATATGTATGCTGTTTATGACTACTATAAAAAGATTAATGATGACAAGATATTAGATGTAAGATTTATAGACTTTAGTATGGAGATTACCTCTTCAGAGAATATGATTAATGCTATCATCCGGAAAATCTACAAAGATCACAAAAGGATGATACCTTATGATAAGATAATGGGCTTTACAAAAGACTACTATCTTACTCCAGAAGAGACCAGACTAGTAGAAGCACAAAGAAAATATTTTGAAGATTTTGAAAAGAAACTGATTGTAATATCAGATCAGATAACGCCTACATTCTATCACGACGTACTTCTAACTCACTACAGAAAGATTGGTAAGTTTGCTAAAGACGATGGCTCTATGGCTGTGTCTAGGCTAGGAGATTATACCCCAAATAACCCACAGTTAATGACTGTAGGTATTGTGGATACAATTAACCTAGCAGAGACAGAGAAAGGTCAAACGTATAAGCAATCTATCGATAGGATATCTAAAATATCAGTAGTGTTTAGAAATATATGTGGTCACACACCGGTAATTATACAACAATTCAACGCAGATAACTCCGATATACAGAGACAACGACATGGACAGAAAACTCCTATGCTCAGAGACTTTGAAGATAGTAAACGTACTACTAAGGATGCAAACGTTGTTGTTGGTTTATGGGATCCGACCAGGTATAAAGTAGAGACAGTAGATGTAGGATCGTCCAAGTATGATATAACTTTATTAAAAACATGGTTTGTTTCAGCTCACATTTTAAAGAACAGGAATGGAAATACAAATAAGCGTGCGGCCCTTAGATTTATAGGAGGTGCTAGCATGTTTGAAGAATTCCCGGAAAGAATGACGAGTATGGACTACGCCAGACTAACAAAACAATAATATATGGCATCAATTTTAGTATTAGGGGAACCTGGTACAGGTAAATCGAGGGGTTTAGTTAACTTAGATCCCAAAACAACTTTTATTATTAAACCTAATAATAAACAGTTACCATTTAAGGGCGCTAATAAGCTGTATGGTAAAGGCAATACCTATGTTGATAACGACATTAGAAAAGCTGGACAATTATTAGCTTTGATTAATAAAGATAAACTAAACATTAAGACTGTAGTAATAGAAGATTTAACCCACTTCTTCAGTGCGCGAGTAATGAAGGATAAGGATAATTCTGGTTATGGTAAATGGATGGATTTAGCTAACGATGTATATGATGCTTTTGTAGCAATAGAGGCAGTCTTACGTCCAGATCTAAACTTAATCATTATTGGTCATAGTGCTACCAATCAGAATGCAGATGGTGCTTTTTACACCACACTGCAAACTCCTGGTAAATTATTAGAGAATGCTATCAAGATTCCATCTTACTTCACCTATGTGTTACATACTGTAGTTAAGGAATCTAAGGATGGTACGGAATATTACTTACTAACAAACAGAGAAGAAGGAAAATTAGCAAAATCCCCTGAGGGGTGTCTTCCTCTACACGTAGAGAATGATTATAAAAAAGTAATGGAATTAATTGAAACATATCAAAACGGTTAAAAAATGGATTTAGGATTTTTGAATGAAATTAGCCTCACAAAGACTGAGGCAAGGGTACGTAGTGCATCTGTTGATACTACACCTGCAGAAGGAGCACATTTGAGATTATTCTCTGATGGTAGAATCTTTCCTGCATCACAATTGGTCGAAGACCACAGTTTAGAATATGTAGCTAAAGGAGAAGAAGTAGGCAATGGTTTTGATATCGTTGACACACTTAATTACCCCAACTACCCACAAGATAACCCTAGATTGGTTATGATTGCTTTGGTATCCAAAGACAGTCCTAAGGTAGATCTGTTTGGCAGTGTTGGTTACAGCCCTGAGGGCGGTGCTCCTAAGACCAGTGTTCTTACACAAGGTTCTAGTACTACCGGTAAGTGGTTGATCGAAATGCTACAAGAAGTATATGGTGTTAAAGATTTGTTTGAGCAGGAACGTTATGTGGACCTGGTTATCAATACAGATTTCAGTTTAACTACTGAGAACAACATCTATCACTTCCCTAAGCGTATAAATAGAGGAGACAATAAAGGTGACATTACGTATCAACGACGTACTGACACTGCACTATGGCCTTTGACTATGATTGAGCGTGAGGAGGAGATTACAGAAGTAGTAGAAAGTGAGACCCAACAACAAGCCACAAAAGATGCAGTAGAAGAAGAGCTGGACCAGTGTCCTGCACAAGATGACTTAGCAGAAGAAATGAGTACAGATGACATCTTCTTAGAAGATGAGAATGAAATTTCAGATTCAGAGTAACTTTTTAAACAACATAATATATGTTAACAGTAGGAATACACGAAGGTGTTATAGTAAGCAAAGCAGTCAGAAACGACCAGGGTACTTTGGAAATTGAATTTTTACGTAAAGGATCAGATGATGCTGTTGCTGCCCTCGCAGGTACTGCAGAATTAATCCCCGATCAAGACGTGAATATCCGGGTCTATCCTCAGAGTGTAGATTACTTTGGTGAGAAGAGAGATGGGACAACAATGTTGAAGCTCATCGTTAACTTTAGGAATGTCCTGAGTGAGTTATTGCAGGTTTATATTGATAATCCTGACATCAACGCAACTAAGGGCCTCGTTGTAACAAATGAGAATGCCAAAGTATTGTTCACAGACCAAGCTAACGTTGACCTTGCTTATGATAATATCGTAAGCCAGTTCATCGCTGCTATTACTCCTTTCGTAGGAAAAGAGAGTCATCCATTTAGAGTTAAGTTTCCTAGACGTTCTAAGAAATATTCTTTCGCTTCCCTTCCAAATTTTGGACCATGGGTTGAGTCAATGGATATCCCTCAAGAATCTTCTAAGATTAAATGGTCTAATTGGGAAATCACCAATGGTAAAAACGATCCAACTCCTGCAAAGGACAAGGTAGCAAAGAAAGAGGTAAGTCTTAATGAAGAGGCTCTTGCTAACGTATTTACTAGCGACGACGACGAAGACGACTCTAAGGAGGACTAGTGTGAGCATAGATGACTACACTTTGTCGTTATCTAGCATACTAACTAGGGTAGATGAATATGAACTTTACTGTCATTATCTGGGTTTCGACCCGGATATCAGGGGGACATATTCATCTCCTATTAGGGAGGTGGATGATTCACCTTCCTTTTCTTTTTATAATGCGTATCCAAATGCTGGAGTAGAGTTCCTATGGAAAGATGGAGCATTAGATCAATCAGGTACAATAGTACAGTTAGTGCAGAAGATGTATGGGTTAACTCATGCTGACGCATTGAAAAAGATAGATGCTGACTTTAAGTTAGGGTTTACAGATGGATCTTTTACAGCAACTAAGAAGTTAATAACACACAAAAGACCTGTACACAGGGAAGAAGCAGAGATATCAGTTAATAGTAAAGATTATTTTAGTGCAGCAGGTTTAGCTTTTTGGAACTCCTTTCATATTTCAGAGGAGACCCTGGTAAAGTTTAACGTTACTGAACTGTATGGATCCACTATTAATAACAATCAGCTGGGCTATAAAGAGCTAGCTTTTGGATATCGTATCGGAGATAAGTATAAGATATACTGTCCGGAGCAGAAGAAGTTTAAGTTTGTTAATAACTACCCCATTAAATTCGCAGAAGGTTTTATACAAATAGCCCAGAAATCTGATACTCTTATCATTACTAAATCTTTAAAGGATGTAATGGTACTATATGAGTTAGGATACGAAGCTATTAGTCCGAAATCTGAAACAACCTTGTTACCTAAGGAGTATTTTAAGTGGATAAACGTTAAGTATAAAAGAGTTAAAGTATTATTTGATAACGATATGAAGCATAATGGGGATAAGTACCCTTATGATAAAATTTACATTCCAGTTGATTCGAAATGTAAAGATGTATCAGATTATATTAAACAGTTCGGAAAAGAAGAAACAAAATGGATGATGAAGAAGATATTAAATTAGGAGACATAGTTCCTCTACATAGTACAAATTTTGGAGGGACTTTTGTACGTTGTTCTGGTATGGTTTATGGAGTAGTTATTAGTTTTACTACTAAGAATAATCCTAGAGCTACACCCATTTATCACAAACAACCGCAACACTTTACAGGTTATAAGGATCCCTACATTTTAATGAGAAGGAGGAGTTCTATTATGTTTGGTGTTATAGCTATAGATAAGGCTAAGTGGTTAAAAAAAGCAGTAACTCGACAAAGTAACTATACTCGTATAATGAGAGTAGTTAATAGAGGTATAGCTGAAATAGAAGAAGAAAGAAAGAAAAATGAAAAGCCTAAGGCTCATAACGATTATTTTAGTTTTTAATAAATGGCAATACTAGAACATGAAGTAGTAGAATCGACCAGTGGATTTGCTAAGGAGATAGAAGAATCAGCGTTAACAATGATTTTTGATAATCTCCAGAAAAGTCAATACCACCACCCGATTAAAAGTACTGTACGTGAGATCGCCTGTAACTCTTTAGATGCAGTCAAGGAACGCGATGCAGTTAAGGAAATATTAAAAGGAAATGCTAAAGAAGAAGATTACTTTATCCGTAGGAACGAGGCTATTTACAAAGACAGTAATTTTAATAAAGATTACTACGATCTTAAATGGCTAGGAAATGAGAAGAATGTTATTATAACCTATTTTTCGAAAGAAACTGATGGTGGTAAAGACTACATCTCATTCAAAGATTATGGAGTAGGGTTAGGAGGAAAACGTTTAGAAGGATACATGAAATTAGGATACTCTTCCAAGAGAAATTCTAAGCTCAACATTGGTAAATTTGGTATTGGAGCTAAAGCCCCTCTATCTACCTATGTAGATTCTTTTAGGTGTATCACTGCCCACAATGGTAAGAAATTCACCTTTGATATTTACTCGCACAAAGTAGACTCAGCTACACCAAAACTTAACCTGGAAACAGGTAAGAAAAACAAAGGATATACCTTTGCTAATGGGTACGTAGCTTATTATGAAGAGACTACAGAAAAGAATTTTACTGAGATTAGAGTAGAAACCAAGAAACATCACAAGCAACAATACGTTGATGCTATCAAATCCCAGCTGTTATACTTAAAAGGAATTAAGTTTTATGTAAACACCTATGGAGACGATACTGAATACGATATTAGTAGTGAAATTATGTATGAAGATGATAAAATCATCCTGGCAGAAAATAGACAATATTCCAAGCCTCATATTGTAATAGATGGTGTGACTTATGGATACATTGATTTCTTAGAATTAGAACTAGAGAACAAAATTGGTAATGTTGGTATCAAAGTTAATCCGGATGAAGTAACTGTTACTCCATCCAGAGAGACTGTGGTATGGAATGAAAAGACCCGGGAGACTGTGGTTAATCGTTTCAATGAAGTAGTTGATATAGCCTCTGCATTTGTAGAAGCTGAATTGAAAGAAGTAGACTTCCTTAAATGGATAAAAGCCTGTACTACTACTCTAACTCATACCAATAGAAATAGTACTTTAGGTAGATTATCTACTCTTATTGATAAATCCCAGATAACCCCAGCGTACCCACTAGAGAAATCTATTAAGTACAAAGGTTTTGAGAAATTCTTTGCTGGTTTCAGGATTAGAAATATCATTAAGAGTTATGATATGAGTGTTGGTAAGCAACGAGTTAAAAGAGGTGAGAATATAACTTCTTGGTCCTCTGCAGATCTAGCACACGCATATATCCAATCAGGAGATACAAAACATCAGAAAGATTTATACTTATATAGTATAGGTAATGACGATGGTGGTTGGGGAACTGATCAAAATATTACGATTATTGAACCCCAGGAACTTCCAGAAGACACCAAACTTAATGATAAGCAAAAAGCTAAGTATCTGAAATATCAGGAGACTCTGCTTAAGTTATTAATAAAGTCAGGTGTAACGAGTTATGAGGAAGTTGCAGTACCGGATGATTGGAAAACTAAACTGGATAATATGGAAGAAGCTGAGGTTAAAGGAGAGGATTATGGTGCTCCTAAATTAACTCCAGCTGAGCAGCGAGAGCTGAACCAAGAAACAGTTTATAAGAGTCCAAGCAGGGAATACTATAGTGACGACATTACTTTTAAGATTGGAGAGTGGAAGATAGCTAGTATTAAGTCAATTGACGATAATCCTAGTATCGATAAACTCATTTATGGTTTTGGTAATGACAGAGATGGACTTGAGTTCATATATAACTTTGTTAATCACAATAAAAACTATAAAAATTCAGTACAGATCATTAGTATCTCAAAGCAAAATGAGAAATACTATAGAGATCTAAAGAAAGGGATCTATATTAAAGATCTATTCAAACAAATTGATGTTAAAAAGAAAACTATAGCCGTGGATCCATTAATAATTGCATACAATACAACTCGATTAATAAAAGAGGAGTCAAGTAAACTCACTTTCTTAAGTAATTACGCAATGATAGATGAAGATATATCTGAAAAGTATATCGCATTACGTTCGTACTTAATGCAAAATAGAGCAGCTCCTTTTACAAGTAAGATAGAAGAAGAGTTAGACCTTTTCTTAAATAAATTAGTAGAGTTTCAACTATTCGTTAAAGAAGTAGAGGGAAATGATAAGATGGTTAGTACAAAATCTGAGGAACTATTTGGTTCCAGTTCTTTCAAAGACAGTAATGTCATTGATATGGATATCTATGAATTGTACAAAGAATTGCTAGCTTATGCTGAGCCAATTCACACCATGTTAAATCAGATTATTCCCCTTACAGATGCTACTAATGTGGTAAATGAAGAGTTAGAGACTGAGATTAGAAACTATGTGGCTCACAAGTTAAACTTGGAATAGTCCATAAATTTACGTATATTTGTTAAAACGTTTAAACCCAAAAAAGTGAGTATGATTACAATAAATGTAGTAGGTGACGTCATTTCCGGATCATTCGGAGGCGAGCACTTTGGCATCACATTCGATCAGGATAAGTACGATCAAATGTTAAAACTTCAAGC